TCATCTGCTTTTTCTTTTATACCAACTGGTACAAATCCACCAGTCTCTCTATAGTCTCGTTCTATAGTACCAGCTTTATTCATTCTCATTTGACCCATAGGCATACTTTGTAAGCCACCCATAGCTGATTCTTTTCTTAATAAAAGACTTTTTATGTCTCTGTCTGGATCATATTTATTTAGTTCTCCTTTTGGTTTAGGATATTTTATAGGGTTGCCATCTTTATCATATCTAATTATATGAGGACCTTTTATCATAAATTTTTCCATATCTTTTATTGATAAAGACTCTAATCCTTTTTTAGGTGTACCAGATTCTAAACCAACTCTACCACCTACAGCATACTCAGATGTATTAACTGTAATAAATTCTTCTACTTCTTCATCACTGGCATTAGGATTTAATTTAGTATAATAGTCTTTTAGATAGATACTCAATTTAGCTGGGTCTCTTTTTATTTCTTCTACTTCACCTCCTTGGATACCTTTACTACCTAAGTAAGTAGCAAATGCAGTTCCTAAGCCTATTTTAGCACCCATACCTAAGTTACTAGCTTTTCCCATAAGACTACCTAAAAAACCTTTACCTGCACCACCAGCAAAAGGTATACCAAATTGATTAATGCCTAAACCTAAAGCTGCTAAACCTAAAGGAGACTTAGCTATTTTAGCTACACTTTTAACTGCTCCTTTAATTCCTTTACCAATCTTTTTTACGAAGCTTCCTAAGCCGTACATTTGTCTAGGTTGTTGCATGTTTGAAATCGCCATAATTTAAATATATTTATACTGTTAAGCAGGCGTAGAAATCCTGTAATATAATAGTTTATTTGATTTTTTTGTCTTCGTCAATGGGTTTTACAGGCCTTGTACCTTGATATAAATCATCAAAGAAACGACCACAGTATTGGAACTCTCCAACGTGTGTAATAGCATCCATTACATAGACATATACTTTACCACCCATATCTGTCCATCTTTGACAGAAACCAAAATCTTCTCCAAAATAACGTTTAGTTTTAGGGTCATGAATAGTATCAAATAAATTCCACATATTATGTTTTTTCTCTTCTTTACCATTAATATAGGTAGGTTGAAATATCTCTAATTCAGGGTAGTGTTTTATCATTTTTTCTAACACTTCTCTTTTAATTAACATGCATCCTGTAGGAGCATGAGTTACTTCTATCACTCCTTTTTCGCTATGTATGTTAGTAGCATCTTCTACTTTTAATGGGTAAGTATAACCAGCTTTCGCCAAATCTTTTGCAGAGGTAATAGCGTCTTCTTTAGTTTGTAATCTTCTCCATATCTTATCCCAATCTAACATCTTCATAGGATAAGGACACGCAATAATATCTTTATCTGCATCTAACATTTTAAATATAGTAGATGATTGAAAGTCTATATCTGAATCTATAAATAATAAATGTGTGTAACCATCCTCATGATTTAAGGTTTCAGCTACACACAAGTTTCTACCTTGAGTAACTAAAGAGGATTTCATCAAAGTAAAACTAACTTGTATTTTTCTCTGCATACAATCTTGTTGAAATTTTAAAACTGATTGAGTGTAATGCATTGAAGTGTCACTATGACAAGGAGTACATACCATAATTTTATGTGGTGAATGAGAACCTATATTTATTTCTGTGACGCTCGTATCGTTTTGAGTAAACCAAATGGGTTCATTGTTTTGGCCCGAGGCCTTATTACTTTTTTGCATTTGTAGCTCCTTGTAAAAATCTTGTCCAAGCTGATCCTATTTTACTCCAGTTGTAATATATATTAGCGTAGTGAGATTGTGATTCTATGTGATTATGTATTTGTTTTTCATGTAGTGTGTTAGCAGCAGCTTCAATACCATAACCAAATTTACTAGCTAATCTTTTATAATTGTCATCAAAAGGAATATACATTGGAAACTCTGCACCTGTTTCAAAGATAGCTCCTAAGTTTGTTGTAATACAATATAAACCTCCAGCCATAGCCTCTAATAAAGATATACAAAAAGTCTCTTCAAAGATACTAGGATACACATACATATTATATTTGTGCATATTGTCTGTAATATAACTATTGGGTCTATAACCTAAATAATTTACATTAGGTAATTGTTTTGCTTGTTCATAAAGTTGTGTATAATTATGATCATTTTTTTCAAAAAAATCTTTTCCATATACTTCTGTAGATGAATATACATCTAAAGTAATTAAAGGATTTTTAACTAATTGCATAGCACCTAACAGTACACTTAGTCCTCTCCAAGGTGTATTTTGATGTATAATTCTAATAGGTTGGCCCTTTTCATATGGTTTAGCTTTTTGTATTTGTTCAATACCATTTTTAATTACCACACATTTTTCTAATGGTAATCCAAACATCATTCTAAATTTTTCAAAATTCCAATGTGAATTAAATACATACCAATCATATTGTTTGTGATTGTTTTTATCTTTAAACCATGGATATAAATTAGGTTGATCCCAAGAATTTTTTTGCCAAAGTATATTTATTTTATTAGGATCAATTGGTACTTTACCTGGAACACTTGTACAGATTTGTACTTGATCTAATAATTTTTTGTCTACGTATTTTTCTAAATAACTAAATTGTAATTCAGTTCCACCTTTAGGTGTTTGATTTCTTATTATCATTTTGTTTATTCATCACTTTCTGCATTAGGTCTAATCCTTTAGGAGAAACCTGAACTGTAACATCTTGTACAATATCGGGTCCTTCTACTTTCTCTTTAAACACTTCGTTTGTTTTAGTATTACGCCACGTAGTTAGTGTAGTGCAATCTATTTTTATTATATTATCCGTTTTCATTCTCTCTATTTATTAAAGCATAACTTATCAGGCCTTGTATTTTACTACTTCCTGTAGCTGCTTGTACAGTTATAGCATCACCTGCTTCTAAATTCAAGCCCTGAGGTGAGGCATTTATTTGTGACTTAGCTGCTACGTCATCTCTAAAAAATTCATATTCAGTATTAGAATCTGATGAATCAACAAAATTCATATTTACTAAAATAGCTGAAGATCCATCATTGTTTGCACAATATATACTTTTAACTATAATTGCTCCATCAACAGGGCAAGTAAGCACCGTTGCTTTAGCTGTATCAGTTTGTTTAAAACCTTGATTTTTATAAAATATACTCATGATAAGAAATAGTTAAATGTATCTAGTTCATTTTTCAAGTCTTGTTGAAAAGAAAAATTAAGTTGTTGTTTCATTGTATTTAAAGACTCAAGTATTTGTCTTTGGTTTTCTACTTCATACTCTGGTTTAGGTTCAGGTATATAGTTACTTATCTTTGCCATTATGCTATATTATAATAATTTCTTACATCTTCTAATGTTGCTGGGTCATTAGGATCATCTTCTGATCTAATAGTATCTAATATACCCTGATCACCTAAAGCATCTAGCATTCCTTTTCTTTGATCTAGTAACATTTTTTGTTTATCTGTTAATCCAACAAAATAATTATTGTTTGGTAAAGATGCAGTCATTTCGGGTACTCCTAAAAGATTAGCTCCTTGATCATCAGCAGTTCCATAAGGTGATACAAAACCTTCATCTGCAGTTCCATAAGGAAGACCAAAAGCAAAAGCTGCATTAGAATCCATTATACCTTTATCTGCAACTCCAAACTCATTTATTAAACCTGTATTAAATTGTGGAGATTGTCCAAACTCATTTACTAAACTTGCGTTAAATTGTGGAGATTGTCCAAACTCATTTGTTAAGCTAGCATTAAATTGTGGAGATTGTCCAAACTCATTTACTAAACTTGCGTTATTAATATCGGGTGTAGCTAACTCTTTTATAGTATTATTATTTAAAGTATTTCTTAAATTTAAATCTCTACCTGTTAAAACGTTTCTTGCAGTGCTAGGTCTAACACCTTGTGCTAATAATTCATCTATCTTAGCCTGTTGACCTGGAGTAAAATCTACAGTCTTTTTAGTAAAGTTACCAAAACCAATTTGATTAAAACCTCTGTCTTTTACAGCAAATAATTTATCTAGTCTTTTTTGCTTTCGTCTGTCTTCCATTTCTTGTTCATATTGAGCTTGAGTTCTAATACTACCATCAGGGTTAGTTCCTCTAAATTTTTCATTTATAAAATTCATTCCTTTTTTAGAAAAGGCTAAACCAAGACCTGGAATACCCATAGCAAATCCAAGTAAAGACATTAATAGTCCTCCTATTCCTTTACCACCACCTCTTTGAAATGGATTTGGTTTTACATCAGGTTCTTTTTCTGCTGCTGATTGTCTAGCAAGTCTGTTTAATTCTATTCTTCTATTATCTCTATCTGCTTGATTTTGACCTTCTCTTTGTTGTCTGTCTACAGTTTTATTAGCTCTTGACGCAGTGTTAGTTCCATGTTGTCTATCAAATGATTGTGAAAAAGAAGTTGTTGAAGCATCTCTACCTCCACCTTGAAAATTTTTTCTATTAGTTATTCTTTTATCTATCATTATCTTCTGCCGTCTGGTTGCGCATCAACTCTAAGTGTACCATATCTCCATGATTCACCTACAGCATCATTTGAAATTTTAAGAGATACTAATCTACCCCTTGCTCTAGTATCTACCTTATCAGTAGAGTTTGTAATTGTAAAGGGTCCAAGTGGTGAACTAACCGCTGTATCATCAGGGTAAGAACTTACAAATAATGTAACTGTAGCATCTCCTCGTAAGTATTTAAAATCAGGTATAAATCTTTTGACTGACATAAAGAATTCTCCATCTCCTCTATAATCAACGACTCCTGTTGCCTGACCCAATGCGCTTTTACGCGAGGTAATATCATAATCTCCAGATTGAATAAATGCATCAATTGAAGTGGTACCTGAACTATTAACTTGATCATCACCTTTCTCATGACAATAGTAAATAGATGCTCCGTACTTATTAGTTATACCAGATATATCAGGGAATACTGGAGTTGTACTATCGTTATAATCTGTAGCATGAGGTAATTGAAAAACACCTTGGTCTTGATAAGTTGTTCTATCTAATGATGAAGTTGTAAATACATTTTCAGAATAATTATAAGTAACACATCTATCAATCTGACTTGAACCTGCTTTAGGATAAAACCAATTTATTTCTGTATATAAAGAATTAGGCGCAGAATAAATAACATCTGCAGAATCGTAATTTAATCCTAAATTATCTCCATCAGTTGAGTATACAAAATCTTCTACAAGGCATGGTAAAGATTTAACTGTACCATCATATACAAAAAAACCACCTTCACCTGACATCCACCAGACAGCTCCATTTGCATATGACATTGCATGTTGACCAATACATCCACAGTTAGTACCTACTTGTCTAACAGAAAAAGTAAATGGTGGACCAACAAATTGAATTACATAAGCAGATAAATCAGTTGTTACAAAAATATAATCTTTACCTTGTATGGCTGCTCTAATTTCGTTACCTGTATCTAGTCTAAAGCTACCTGCAGTGTTGGTTGCAGTTGGTGCATAGGTATTTAAATCTTCTTGATTAGAAAATCTTACAAACATTGGGTCTTGTGTTGAAGCATCACCTATGGTTGTTTCAGTTCCAAGGTGAAATAAATGTCTGTCTCTATCAGACACTATAGAAATTCTTGTGGCTGTTGGATTGTTAGTTGTATTAAAATTAGTTGTAGATTGTGATGCTCTTATATCTCTTGGTCCAGCTGCCCCTGCATTCCAAGTAAATGTTCGACCATCAAATATAGTTGCAACTAATACTTCTCCAAAATTATCAAGACTCCAGTTTCCTGGTACCAGAACCACATTACTTGTAGATCGTTCAGTGCCCCAAGTAGAATTGCCCCAAAGATACGTGCCCCAACCATAACCAACTGTTTGAGTTGTTGGTCCAACTATAATATAAGGATTAATTGTAGCTCCCCCTGTTCCAGATGTAGCACCAGCAACAGCTGCAATTGGAGTTTGAATAGTAAAAGTATTATCAGTAGGCACGGTTAATATTTCAAAAGCACCTTCAGTAAAAGTAGTTGAACTTGTGAATCCATTAGGAGTTACGACACCTGTAAAGGTAATATATCTTCCTACAGCTAATCCATGTGATCCTTTATTAACAGTAACAGTGCTAGAGCCTTCAACAGTATCAAATGTTGCTCCAGTAATTGCTGTATCTAAAGGAGTAATGTCATAAAATGCTTCTCCATAATATAAAAATAAACCTTGAGACGTTCCTATAGCTGTATATTTTTCACCTTTAAAACTACTGAAAGCATGTTGTTTTCTAGCAGCACCTGGTAAGGTATGATCAGCGGCTGTAAGTTGTTGCCAACCCCCTATTTTTTCAGGTAAGCCATATCTAAATCTTACAAAGTCTCCATCTACCCATTGACCTTCGGCCCCTGATTCCGTGTCTTGTTTATTGTATCCTGGTTTAAAATTGAGTTTCTGTAACATAACCTAAGGATTATATAAGGTTTTAGGGAGGAGATCAACTGCCTTTAATATAGGCAAAATTAAAGTTACCTGCAATACTAATAGAATTATTATGCTGTTCTACGCTATGTTCTAAGAAACTAGGAAATATAATAATCTGATTTTTAGTTAAATTAGGCTTAAAGGTTTGTGTATATAAAGTGGATTCATCAAATATAGATTGAATTAAAAAATGATTAGGAGCGTAAAATATAGTTTGTGATTCTTTTATCTTTTCATAAATTATAAAAGAAAAATTTGATTTAGGGTGAATATGTGTTTCTTGAAAATCTTTGTTTTTATAATAGTTTTTCCATATATTAATTAACTTAATCCGATAAGGTTTATGTATTACCTCGTCCAATAAAGTAGTTATTGTTTTAAATAAATAATCTAAAGATTCTTTTTCAAGGGTATTGTCTAAATTATTTGTAGGATGGCTAGTAGCAACGTTATTCCATTTGTTAGAGATTTTATTTTCTTTAATTTTAATTTTTTGAGCATCTATGTTGCCTACATAAATTTTTGTGGGAAATATATCGAAATTCATTATTTTGGTAGTATTATATTCCAATCTAGTTTAGATATCAAATCGTCTAATAGAACTATTTTTGAAGGTTTATCTTTTAAGTATTGATGAAGTTCTTCTATGTCTACAATAATATATTGATCTTTTAAATCAAATACCATTTTATCAGCTTTGGTTTTAAAAGAACCACCTTTAATATTATTTTTCAATGGTCTTAAATCAAATTTAAATTTTTGATTATGTAAAACTCCCTCTACATCCCATAACTCTTTTTTCTGTTGGTTAGGAGTAGCTTCTTTTATATTTATAAGTAATTTTTTAAACAAAATTAATATTTATTATTATCCTTCTATCCACGTCTGTTTGACTTACACCCCTATGTAAAGTTTCACAGGGAAAAATAACTATTTTATTTTCTTCAGACTTTACTATTTTATCTTTGATGTAAGTACCACCATTACATGTATTTAAATATAATATAGCCGTTTTACCATTTTTAATATTACAATCTGTATGTAACTGTGATGTGTAAGAAAAATTTTCTTTAGTCATCATATTGCATCTTGCATCTATTAATTCTTTAAATTTAAGTTTTTTTATAATAGGGATTATCCATTCTGCATAGTGAGGAGATAGTATTTGTTTTTCGTAAAAGAAAGAATGGTTCCACCAATAGTGGTCTTTATTATTTGGGATCATGTTATTTCTCCAATACCAAGGAAAATTTTCTGAAAAAACTCTATCTTTAATATCTTTTAAAAGTTTTTTGTCTAAAAATTTATTAATTGTTTTTATCATGTATTTTAAAATCAAAATTTAAAACAGTTCTATTTGTAAAATTAACTGGAGAGTTACCAGCGTGATATATGTCCCCATCAAAATAAACTGAAGTTCCTTTGACTGGTTTATTTTTTTTATGAATAGTTAAATTAGTTGTATTAACTTTTTGATGTTTATTATGTCTCTCTTTAAAAAACATAGTATCTCCATCTGAATCTTCAAAGTAATAAAGTAAAGATTTATAACTACCACAATCAGGTAAATCTACATGAGGGAAATTATATTTTTTTAAATTATGCTCTTTACAATAAAAAGTTCTTCTTATTCTTATTCTTAATAATTCTTTTATTTTTACTTTTTCTTTTTTTTCAAGTGCAGAAAGAATAATTTTAAAGTCGTCAAAGTAATCAGAATTTATACCTTTAGGTAAAAAAAATAAAGTATGAATCCAAGCGTATGTTTCGGTTATGTTTTTATATTTTTTATAATTGTTATTTCTTCCTTCAATAACATTGTCGTAATAATACCAAGGGAAATTATTATCCTGTATTATTTTGTTTAAATAATTTTGTTGTTTTTTGTTTATAATATTAGGAATAATTTTTATCATTTTATGATTTAAAAATATCAGGTAAACCTAAATGAAGTCTTTTATCAAACTTTGTAGCTCCCTTTTTTACATAATGAAGAAAAACTTGAACACATTCTTTTTTTGTTAATTTTTCTCTCCAATGAACTAAGTTTACTCCATCATATAACAGAGCATTTCCAGCTTCTATATTTGCTTTTACTTTAATATTATTTTTATCAACAAAATAAAAAGGCCAATCTCCTCCTAAATTTAAAGTTAAAGAAACTGCACATTCTTTTCTATCTCGATGTCTATATAAAATATCTCCTTTTTTATAAATTCTTAAATAAGAATAACTTTCACTTAATTTTAATTTAGTAAGGTCTTCAACTTTATTTTTAATTGTACTTAATAAACTATCCATGGCTAAATCTCCGTATGAACAATAAGTATCTACGAACATATTATCACCTCTTTTCCCCCCTGAATCATTGACTTCTAATGTATCGTATTTATATTTTGAAAAAGTATTAAAAACTTTATATTTTAGTTTTACATAATCATATAAAAAATTACAAAGATCATTGCTTATTATATTTTTTTCTAAATGATATCCTTTTTCTTTAAAACTATTCATTATTGAAAAGGTTTTCCAAGACACCAAACTACTAAAGAATATCTTGTGCCTTTTGTTATTGGAGTAACACAGTGATATTGATCTGAAGGGAAAACAATAATTGAACCTTGAGGTTTTAATTCTTCAATTGTAAATTCATCTAGTTTAATAGGATCCTTATCTCCTTGAATAAGAATTTTAAAATCTCCACCTTGATAATCATCAGGATCACTTAAACAAATACTCATCGATAATTTTCTAATTTTTCCATGCATAGTAGGATTTTCTGGAGAATCATAAGGTCCAGGCATAGAATCTTGGTGATATTTATAATGCTGTCCTTTTTTATAAATAGTAAATTGAATATCCTCTATTGCATCAAATTCAAAATTCCAACCTGCATTTTTATTAGCTATTCTTAAATAAGGTACAATTCTATTTACCAACCATCTATCTTTTAACCAAACAAGATTAGAATTTCTAATTTCTTTTAATTTTTCTTTTTCTTTCTTAGATAATTTTTTTTTACCTTCACCAACTGTAACTGCTAATTTATTTTTTTTAGAAAGACCATGCCTTATAATCTTACGGCATTCAGCCTTTGAAAAAACTTGATTAAAAAACCAATACTTATATTTAAATATCATACCTTTATAGGTATCTTATATATCAAATTTTAGATATTTTACAAGGCTTCCCAAGAAAGAGAAGTAGGATTCCACACTAAATTTTCGTTTGACATTCTGGCAGTTCCCAACCATCTTTGATTTTCTTCATCCCAATTAACAGGATAAACATCAGGTAAACCACTATCATTATCATGTGGGTAATCTTGATTACTTGGATAAGTTACAGGTGCTTGCCATTCAAAATCACTATCTAATATCCAACTAGCATTACGTTTAGGGTTTATAAATACGTCATTTACAGGATCGTAAGTGCCTTCTACGCCAGCACATCTTTTTCTAAAAGATCCTTCCGGACTAGTTTGTTTCCAAACTCCTCCATTAAATAAATTTTGACAATATGTTTCTCCTTCTGGAGACATATCTACAGAGCAAGCTTCATCATCGACTATAACAACTTGTAGTACAACATTATTTTCGTCTAATTTAGCAAAAGTTTTCATTAACCTATCTCCGCTGTCCCTGACACTGTAAATGTAGCAATTTTTCTTCCATCTGGAGCTGTACTTGTAGAATTAGATCCAGGAGCGACTGTCCATGTAGAACCAGCAGGTGCACTTAAAACAACTACTCCTTTACCACCAGCTCCTCCTTGACCATTATCAGCGCCGCCGCCTCCGCCGCCTCCGCCTTTTCCATCGTCTCCAGATTGGCCGGTTCCACCTTGACCTCCGCCATTTCCTCCTCCACCATTTCCTCCTGGTGATTGAGGTCCTCTTGCGTGAAAGGCTCCGCCTCCGCCTCCACCACCATAAGGTGTTGAAGAACCTGTTATACTAGATGTAATTCCGTCTCCGCCTGTTCCTGTAGGTCCAGGACTTTCATTTCCTCCGACTTCAGTAGCTCCGCCACCACCTGCTTGTGGTCCAGTGCCTCCATCAAAACCTTCTGCGGGTGTATAACCACCCTCATTACCGGTACCGCCTCTACCTCCGCCGGAACCTCCGTTTTGAGCGCCGCCACCAGATGATGCTCCACCTCTTCCGCCACCAGTGGCTTCAAAGGCTGCTGCTAAGTCTCCTCCTGAAATACCAGAATCACTACCGCTTGTTGGAGATGTTCCTCCATTTCCGCCGTTACCAACAGTAATTGTGTATGATGTTCCTTTACTTAAAACAATTGGTGAATCAGCATTTATTGGAGTGTCAAAAGAAATTCTAGTTCCTCCGGCTCCTCCACCAGAACCCTGATTAAATCCTCCACCGCCGCCTCCAGCGACAACTAAATAACTTACTTCAATACCGCCACCTGCAGCATAACCATAGCCTCTTGCGGATCCTGCTCCGATACTTCCTAATATTGGCATAATCTTTCTCCTCTCAATAATTTATTACGCAAACTGTGTTTGAGAAGCTAACGCTGTAAACGTAGCGTCTCCAGTTTTAATAACTGTGTAAGAATAAACATCTAAAGAGTTCACATTACCACCAGTAGGTGCTGATCCACCTTGCCATTCTGGAGTAACAGTTGAACTATCAATTTGAACTACATTATTGTAATAAGCTGAAGAGCCATTTTTTACAATAAATGCTATAGTGATTGATTCACCTGTGTCCATAATTGAGTTTAATGAATTTGAACCATCTCCTCTAATATTAACTGTAAAGTTACCAGCTGCATCTGTAGTGTGATTTAAAACTGCTTGAGTAAGTACATCATAGTTAACTGTACCTGTAGTTCCAACAGCTGCTGTAGTAACTTTTTCTGCAACACTTTGAATTTTACCTTGACCATTGAAAGTTGCTCTACCAGTTCCTTTTGGTGTAAGATTTAAATCAATGTTAGTGTCTCCACCAGTTGCTGAAATATTTGGTGCATTACCTGTAGCTGCGTTAGCTACTGTGAATTCATTAACAGCTGATCCAGTTGTAGTAAATGTAATTTGTTCGTTACCACTTTCATCAATAATACCTGTTGCAGTATCAATAGCAATGTTTTTACCATTTGCATCTAAGTTAGCTGAAAGTTGTGGTGAGTAGTCAGATGATAAATCTGTAAATAATGTATCAACAACATTAGTTCCATCTGAATAAATCATTTTAGTGCCTTTGTCAGCAGCAGCCCAAGTTACTCCAGTTCCTGAAGTAGTTTTAAAAGTTACTGCGTGAGCACCAGTAGTAGCATTACGAACTATAAAAGTTTTTTCAATAGAATTAGGAATAACAACGTTAACTGCTCCTCCAATTGTACCCGTTAATTTTAATACTGCATTTTTACCGTTAGAAATAGCACCGTTTGAAAAAGTTAAAGTTGCACCTGATGTAATACCAACTGCTTCATAACCACCGATTGCTTGTTCTACGATTAATAAGTTTGTGTTTGTAATTTGTCCCCAAGTTCCTGAGTTTTCTCCAGTTGCTTGTACTGTAAGTTTTAGACTAGCTGATGTAGAGTTTGCCATAATATTTTTTCTCCAATGTTCTTAATTTATTAAAATTTTATTCAAGTGTCAAACACTTATTTATGCAGCGTTAGTATCAACCGGTTTCCATCCTGGAGGGTCAATTGGTGCTGTGCCTGGATCTACTCCGTTCCAAATCAGTACATTTGTACTGGTTCCTAGACCCATTGTCAACAAGTTTCCTGTAGGAATTACTTTACCTGTACCTGTTGCAGTTAATGTTCCAACGTTAGTAAATAGGTTAGTTAGACCTGTAATAGTAGGTATAGTATTTGCGTCTAATACAGCTGTTCCTAAATTAGCCGTTAAACTAAATGTAACATCTGGTACTGCTAAGAATGTTCCATTACCCCATTTAGATTCACCCCAAGTAGCATCACTCCAACCCATAGCTGTTAAAACTCGAGTAGTAGCATCACCAGTAATATTAAAATTACTTATTGGTGATAAAGTCATAGCCATTGCTTGACCAGTAGCTTCTGCATCTGGTTCAGGGTCAACACCAGAGAAATTTTCTAACATTGACATAGTCAATGTATTTATTTGTTGATTTCCATATACTCCAAATCCCCAAGAAGATTTAAGACCCCATGTTGAAGCTGATTTAGCAGATATTTCTGCTATAGTAATATTGTCTCCAATTGCTGTACCTAAAGCAATTGTCATTGGTAAACTTCCAGTGTTTATAACTTCAGGATCATATGACAATGTAGCTGTCATTGGAAGACCAGTAGGTTCTGCAACAAAAGAAGCAAATGCATTTATTGTAGAAGGAGCAGATATTGTCATCGCTCTACCAATAGCATCTACATTTGAATCTCCATCGAATGATAAACCTGCACTACCTTCAAATGCAGTCATAGTTTGACCAGTTACAGCAACTACTTGAATTGATGCACCCCAGCCTTCAACTCCCCATCCGTCTGAGCCCCATCCTGTATTAATTTCATTATCGATTACTACGTCATTCAATGACATAGTCATTGGAAAATTATTTGCTAGTACTTGACCACCAATGCCCCAAGCATTTATATTCCATCCTTGTCGTCCCCAACCACGATTAATTTCTGCATCGATTAAAGTTTGTGTACCAACAGCCATTGTGGCTGAAACACCAGTAGGTAATGTTGTTCCATAACCATTCCAAATATCAGATCCCCAAGTATTTCTTCCCCAACCTGTGCTTGATGTTTGTTCTACTTGTCCAAGATTTGCGGATAAACCAAAACCAGTTACTAATTGATTTCCTGTATTGACTGAACCCCATTCACCAACGTTCCAACTGTTTGCTCCCCAACCTGAGCCAGGAAAAGCTACTTCATTACCTAATGAAAAAGTTGCACCTATCCCGCTGACAGAGATTATATTTTGATCTGTGCCCCAAGAGTTGTCGCCCCACGAATTAGCACCCCAAGTTGCCATAGGAGATTACCTCCTACGATTAACCAGAGATCCTTAGAATCGCTGCTGTTGATGTTGGCGCTGGAAACTGAATTGTGAAAGTTCCTGATGTAGCTGTTTTATCTGCTCCAAAATCTAAAACACAAACTGATGCATTAGTTGTATCAGAAGATGTGTTGTAAATTAAAGCACCTCTAGCAGTTAACGTCACTCCAGTAAAAGATCTGTCCGCGAAGTCTGTTCTTGCTACACCGGCAGTCATAGAAGTTCCTGAGTTAACAAGAAGACCACCACCCGCTGTATATTGTCCAGAGTTACTCACTTCTGTAGTGGCACCTCCACCTGGGTTTGCAGCGTATGCAGTTGTTGCAGAGTTTAGAGTTGCTGTTGAAGAGTAAAGAGCTATCTTAAACTTGTCACCACCAGTTTGTTTGAAATTCATGTCAGCTTCTAAAAGCTGTTTTTTAAATGAATTACAAATTGCTTGTGTTATTGCCATAGTTTATCTCCTTATTTTCCTATTCGAGGAACACCACTTTGGTATTCATCCCGTCTTCTTCTTCCCATTTGTTCAATTGAGAAGCCTTCAACCACTTGTTTATACTTTTGTTCGTATAATTGCAAGAGGTCTTGTGGGCCTTTTAAAAATCCATAAGCCTCAACTAGGCATGCATACAAAAGTCCATTGGGAAAATTCAAACTTAAATATGTTGTTGTATTTGTACTCGATAATCCAGCATCTTTCAAGATATAATTTAACTGAATTGTGTAAGTCGCATCTGGAGTTGGAGCAAATACTAGATGGTTTTTGTCCCACCAACTATAGTATTTTGGAACTCCTGTAGTTTCTAAATTGTTAAACTCTGACATAAAGCTAGTATCTCTCCATTGTAAAAAATCTCTATTGTTAGCTGAAGTTGTTCCATCAGAATCTATAATTTGAGCAGACCTTACTATTAAAGCATTATCTGGAGTTTGAATGAATCTTGTATTTACAACTAAGTTTGCTGTTGCATATCTTCTATTATTGTCTGAATCTACATCTCTAAATATTCTAAACTCAGCATCTTCAATAATACCATTTAAAATAGTATCAGATAAAACTGAAGATCCAACTTCTGTATAATCTCTGATTTTTGTTTTTAATTCTTCGTATGTCATCCTTGTTTAGTATCCAATGGTCCAGCTAAGACTTGAATACCTCCTCCTGTTTCTGTACTCGAAGCATTTGAAACCAAATTAAATGTATAACTATT